CATAAACGTACACGTTAACGCCGGGTTTGGGGGTGACCCCATTCCGACGCATAACGGCGCAACAAACAGCCAGAAACAATACTGTCTCTAGCTCGAAAGTGTAACCATTACCCATACTACTAAATTTCTCCAGTAGTACTGATTTACTTATTCCACCGGCATCCGTGAGAACGGTGAATTTGGAACGTAAATCGTCAAGTGGTTCGAACCACTTGTGGGGCAAGAGAAGTTTCACGTAACTCCTTGCTTGGTGATCACTAGCTTGGGTGACATCCATAGTAGCGAACGCGCCAGTAATACTGGCTTCACGAGCAACCTGCCTGTGAATTGTTTGCATATTTTGGAGAACTAACCGATGGTTAGAACTCTTTTTCAAAGCTTCCCGCATGTCTTTCCCATAAGACAGTTGGTAGAAGAGATTTATACTGCACTCGATCGAGATACCTCGATCGGTTGTGCAGTCCTTCGGAACCGTTGTGAAACGATTCCCTCTTTGAAACGAAATGGAGTCACCACGTTCAGCGCTTGCCTTTCCCCAGAGCGTTCCCGCCCAAGGTACTAAGAAGAACAGCGCTTCACGCGTGAGTTCAGGTGCAGACTGCATTTTGTCAGGAATAGTCGAAAGACTAGCCTTATCACTGTACGTCGAACCCGGACCAAACCTCCCCTGTGGATTGGGGGAAGGCGAATGTCCAATGAGATTTACAACCTCTTCACGGACTATGGAAATAAAATCCATAATCGGTTCATCTTGTGGGGAGTGATCCTTGAAGATGAAACGGTCTAATCTCTGATTAGTTCGAAAGCAATTTCGTTCCGCCTCCCAAAACTTGTCCAGCGCGACTTTTTTACGGTCGATCGTGGTCGGTAACGGCTCATATTTCCTAAGGAAGGAGACACAAGCAACATCACCAAAGTAGTGTTCGGCATTAGAGTAATCACTCGGATGAACACTCGCAGAGGCGAGGTCATCCCAGAGGCCAGCATTTATCAGAGCTTTCGTCCTGTTAGCCACCGGTCCAGCGAAGCCGTCGCAGATTGCGAGGGCTAAACTCTTCACTTCACATGAAAGAGTTGATGGGTTCATATCTGCTCCTAATTACTGAGGAGCAAATCCATCTTTGAGACACTGCTTGGTTAGAGCTGCGCCTACAAAGTTGCACGCTTGAGCGGTAAACTCGTTCAAATCTGCAAGTAGCATCCCTTGTGGGACGACACCTTCAAATTTGAAGAGTCCAACGTTGATCTTGCGGGTAACACCATCAGTTCCAACTGCTGTCTGCTTCCAGTCAATCATTCCTTCAACGCGCCGAACGGTGCCATCCGCATTGGGGCGGGACATCATTCGTGCTTCGGGATTGAAGGCTGGCGCAGTGCCAACAGTCAGGTTTCGCCAGATGGCAGGGCTTTTATCGCCACTAGAGGCTTGGACGGCTGTCCAAGTTACATCAGTGACGGCATCAAATTTTTTGATGACTACATTGGCCATATTAGGCATAGAATTTCCTTTAAGGAGTTAAAAAGAACTAGACAACGAAATTGTTACCTAGCTTTACCCAAGAATTGGGTTAGCAGTGCCACGGCTGTAAGGCCGCGTTGAATACTCGGCAATTTCGGTGGCCGAATAGTGAGAGTTGGACCGGAGATTCCGGCAACTCTATCGAAATGAACATGATTGTAACGGCGGGTGTTAACCCAACCGTACGACTCTGTCATATCGATGACCTCCATAATTGATGTGAACTGGTTTGACATAGTCATCCCAATAAAGTCATCATAGGCAGACAAAACGTCACCTACGTTAACAAACCAATCAAGGAGAAAACTGAAAGGCGTAGCCTCCCAGATAAGCGCCGCTGGGTTTGTGAATCCCAGCTGTTTCAACTTTAAGGAGTTAGTATTAGTGACGGTGACATCAGCAATTAGCTGATATTGTACCGAACCAATCCCAGTCCAACCGGTATCGAATTGACCTGTAACAGGGTTTATAGGTATCGCTCCTTTGGAAGTAGCCTTTCCGATAATCTTTGTTTGCTCGCCTTGTTTAAGGGGTTGCTTATATAAGACCTCGACAGCATTTCCAATATCACTAACCACAGGAACCCATCCGAAAACAACCTCAAGGAAGTTGTCTCCAAATGATCGAGCGGACTTCTTAAACGTGACTTCATAATCGCGTTTAGTTCTGTCGTGGACTACTTTGTACTTCACAGTACGCCTGTAATCCTTTTTCGATAAGACGCTGATGCCCAAGGCATTCAGCGCGGTCGAGTACCGACGTGTTGAGAGGGCATACGCAAAAGTAAGAAGCTGTGAAGCTCGCTTACCTAGC